TGTCTTGCTTCAAAAAAAATATCATACAACTTCGCACATAAACTCACCTCTAACTCTTTTCTTAAAACATTTTGCATATCAACATCAATATTAGTCAATACTTCATCTGCCAGTTCTACTAATTTAGCTTTATTCACTTCTTTCTCCTAGCAAGCTTGTCTGCAGTTCTTTGGAAAGACCACTCTAAAAACCTATTCAGTAATTCGGATAGGTGTTTCATGCCACCTCCTTCTTCTTGGCTTCTGCTTCAGCTTCCTTTCTCTCTCTTTCCTCTTCGGCAGCCATTTTAGTCAATGCAGTCATAACTGGGTGAACCAGTTGGTCTTTGTGCCATACAGGCATTTCGTCTTTACATCTAGCACACACGGTTTGATTATCCAAGAAGTCACCTATGGTGAAGGTCTTGATTCCGTAGTGGTGTGTGTTGACAGTCACCTCTTCGTGTAAGCTGTCTTTAAGCTGCAACTTGAGTTGTTGCAGTTTGGTCATTTTTTTTGGATTACCCATTGTTAGCCTCCTCGTATTTAGCCTTATAGTTTTGTGAAAAACTTTTGCTTTCAGCAATAATATCACCCTTAAAATCTAATATTTGTATGGTCCAATCACTAGATGTTTTTGATTTGTTTTTATTAATTTTAATATTTTGCAATCCCCTATCAACCAGTTCGTTAAATGCACTAAATAGTTTTTCTTGTGCATTTTTTTCTACATTTTCCATATTGTTACTCCTAATATGTTGTTTGTTACAGTGTCCATTATGAAGGTACAAAGTATTAATGTCAACACTTATGTTCAAATTAATGTATTTTCTTTTTTGGGGTATCTGTTTCGTCTACAGATTGCTGCAACGCTTCTTCAACTGCAACCAATTGTACTTGGTGAAGTAAAACCAAATTGGCAAGATTTTTATTTATCTCGTACAGAGCTTTATTTGTGTACTCAAGTTCTAAGACTATCTTTTGCATGTCAATCTCTTTTTTCTCTATGCTCATTTTCCGTTCCTTTTATTTTGTTTATCAAAATATACTCTTGTGTAGTATCTCCTGACAATAGCCAAAAGTGATAACACTATTAATTGGCTTAAAGAAATTATAAACGAGTTATGAGTGAATAGTAGAACTATCGTAATGGTTAGCCAAGACAGAGGAAAGTTGAATAATGCACCTAGCATTGTGTCAGCTATAGACTCCTTCATGGCATCTTTGTTAATTTTCATATTTAGGTCCTTTAAAAAACCATTATACACATATCTGTTGAGATTAACACTTACTTGGAAAAATGAATATAGAATTTGTGAAACTCTGTTACACATACACAGTGAGGTGCCACCTCAAATATTTGGGTGTAGGGTCTTATAATTTAATAAAAGTGAGCTTTGGTTTTGGAATCCAATAGAGTCCCTAGTTATAAGGCTGTCAGAGCATGCATAAGTGTCAATGTTAGCACTGTGGACACATAGCAACTGTTGATAATTACTAATGCCACACAACAGCTCTGTGTTCTTGTGACGTAAGTTACTGATATTCCGTTGTTTTTTATTTTTTGGTCAGATTTGGGTGTTTTGCAGAGAAAAAACGCCCCCACTTGGTTTTCTCCAACATATATCTCTTTTAACGAAGTCTTGGAATGTCATACATCGTCATACTTGGCATCAATGATATCGCCTCCGAATATCTCTTTGAGTCTTCCCTCAATGTCTTTGTGGCTCATGTTATCCAAGCTTGCTGTTATGTTTAGATTCTCTGTCTTCTTTATCTTTAATCCTGCCAATTCATTGAGTTCACGCAACGCTGAGACCGATGCATTAAACTGTCCTTTGTCGTATGCCTCTTCACTAATCTTCCATAGCATCTTGGCTGTCTTCTCAGGAGTGATTGCATACTTATGTGCAAGCTCTTGCTTCTTAACCTTGATAGCCGTAAGTACATTGGGATAGTCTTTACCATTCAAGAACTTAGTTGCAGCTTGGGCAGGGAACTCAAAGCCTGCTCTTCTAGCTGCCTCGGTCTGTGTGCAGTTGTCATTGACGTAATGCCATACAAATCCATTTTGCATATCAGTCAGTTCAAACTCCGGGTCTTCTTCAAAAGCACTGGGTCTGTTAACCAACGGACTGCTTGGTGGTTTCTTACCGTTCTTTCTTTTATATTCAGCCATATTAATTCCTTATATTAAATCCATCAGGGCAGAGGGTAGAGGGCATCGCACACTATAACCCTTATATAACCATACCTATATATGCTATACCTATACTATATATATATTATATTATTATTATATATACTATACCCTATACCCTATAGCATACCTAAACAACGTAGCAATGGGGTCTCACGGTCAGGGTAAGGAACAGGGTAACAGCCTCTCTCTGCAGTACCCTATCCCTTACTCTTAACACATAATCACCAAATGTTGAGCTATTTGCCATGCCCTGCCCTACCCTGTTAACAATTACCATCAGTATGCGAGGCATTATGTATCTTGATAAAGTGTTCTGCATCCAAGACCACAAGGACCTTGCTCCTGTTTCTTTTGATGACAAGTAGTGGCTCATAGCCTTTGCAATTCGTTTGTGCTTGGTCGTAGGACTTCCATACATTTAA